GCAAAGAATACAACGAAGCATGGATTGACAACTTAAAACAAAAGGTTCACGATTTAGAATCCTCAGTTTGGCTACTGCAACAGGAAAATAAGCGACTAAAAAATCAATCAGAGTTAGGAGTAAAAGTGATGATTAAAATTGAAATGGTAAAAATACCATCAAGTCAGGATCAAAAAATCAGTAGTTTTGCGATTGGGAAATATCCAATTACTCAGGCGCAATATGAAGCAGTAATGGAAATCAATCCCTCTCGGTTTAAAAATAATCCCCAAAATCCGGTAGAAAAGGTTAGTTGGGATGACGCTCAAGCCTTTTGTCAGAAATTAAGTCAAATAACTGGCAAAACCTATCGCCTACCGACGGAAGCGGAATGGGAATATGCTTGTCGTGCAGGGACTACTACTGACTATTATTTCGGAGATGATGCTAATAAATTAGGAGATTACGCTTGGTATGGTGAAAATTCTGAGGGTACAACTCATCCTGTGGGACAGAAATTACCTAATACTTGGGGACTCTATGACATGAGTGGCAATGTCTGGGAGTGGTGCGAAGACGGCGTGAATCGGGGCGGTTCTTGGTACAGCAATCCTGATCTCTGCCGTTCCATTTACTGCTACTACGACAACTACAGCCGCGACTACCGCATCAGCGATTACGGTTTTCGGGTAGTCTGTGACAATTAGTCAATTATCAGTTATCAGCAGTAAAAACATTGATCATTCAACAAGTCACTTTTCTCGCTAAAGACTTTGACGATACTGAATACCAATTTAGTGGCACCCTGTTTCCTAATGGTGCTGTAATGGTATCTTACGCTCACACAAACGACGGCTGGTTTGACAGTCTTGAGAGTGTTGATGCTTGCGGAAATGCAAGTGTAATCAATTGGGAACTAGGGAAAAAGTCTCGAATGTCAAGGGCTTCTGTAAGAGAATCCCTAAAAGGTGCTGTGCGAGAATTTGGATCGGACAAAGGCACAAAAAAAGGATTTAAGTTGCTTTGATTATCTTTTAGCGTCAGTTGGTTATTAGTTATCAATAAAAACAAAGCTAGGAGTAAAAGTGGTGATTAAAATTGAAATGGTAGAGGTACCAGCAAGTCAAGATCAAAAAATCGGTAGTTTTGAGATTGGTAAATACCCAGTGACTCAGGAACAATATGAAGCGGTAATGGGAGTTAATCCATCTTATTTTCAAGGTTATCCTCAATATCCAGATCCGCAAAATCCAGTAGAAATGGTTAGTTGGGATGACGCTCAAGCTTTTTGCATAAAATTAAATGGAATGACTGGCCATAAGTATCGTCTCCCCACACAAGAGGAATGGGAATATGCCTGTCGTGCGGGGACTACTACTGACTATTATTTTGGAGATGATGCTAATCAATTAGGAGATTACGCCTGGTACGAAGACAACTCTGGGCTGATAACCTATCCTGTAGGCGCAGCAAAATCACCTAATGCTTGGCTGATAACCCATCCTGTAGGGCAAAAATTACCTAATGCTTGGGGACTCTATGACATGAGTGGCAACGTCTGGGAATGGTGTATTGATAAGTGGCTGCGGGGCGGTTCCTGGAACGACCCTCCTTATTGCTGCCGTTCCGCAAATCGCGACAGCAGCCCTCCCCGCGGGCTCCGCTTCAACAATGTCGGTTTTCGGGTAGCACAAACTATTAGACCAACACTATTAGCTGAGGAGATGTGGGAAGCACAGCTGCCTGAACCTTATAAAGATATGATCCTATCTGAAGTAGTAGAATATCTAGAGACTATGCAAACTAAAGAGGAAAAAGAGAAGTTTATAACTGCTATATACTGGTCAGGGTTTCAAGCGTGTCTGGATGACTAAAATGATGAGGCCCCTCCCAAGAAGTTAGCTATCAGTTGTTAAAAATAAAGCACTTAGGAGTAAAAGAATGACAATTAAAATTGAAATGGTAGAAATACCAGCAAGTCAAGATCAAGGAATTAATAGTTTTAAAATTGGTAAATATCCAATAACTCAAGCACAATATGAAGCGGTAATAAGAACTAATCCTTCCCATTTTCAAGGCAATCCTCAGAATCCAGTAGAAAGTGTTAGTTATGGTGATGCTCAAGCTTTTTGTCAAAAACTAAGTCAAGTGACTAGTAAGAATTACCGCTTACCCACAGAATCAGAGTGGGAGTATGCTTGTCGAGCAGGGACTACTACTAACTATTATTTCGGTAATGATTGTCATCAGTTAGAAGATTACGCTTGGTATTGCGGAAATTCTGAGGGTACAACTCATCCCGTAGGATTAAAGTTACCCAATGCCTGGGGATTGTACGATATGCACGGTAACGTCTGGGAATGGTGTATTGATAAGTGTCTGCGGGGCGGTTCCTGGGGCGACATTCCTTATTTCTGCCGTTCCGCAATTAGCGACGACTACGGCTATGGCAACAGCTTCAACACTCTCGGTTTTCGAGTAGTCTGTGATTAATCAATCAGTTATCAGTAAAAACTATTAGTAGTTAACTGTCATGACACAGCAACAAAACAATCAAAACGATTATTTAGGAGTAAAAATGAAGATTCGTATTGAAGGTATTTGTGGGTGCAGTAAAGTCGGTATAGTTATCGACTTAAAATATATACTGTACGTGGCTTATATTTATAAAGATGTATTGCCTTCGCGACAATTGGATACGGAAAAGCAGTACTATGTAGTTTTTGATCCCATTATTCAACTGCAGCCAATTATAACTACGCTTGAGTTATCACCTGAATTGCGTCAATGGAACAGTTAATTTATCAGTTATCAGTTATTAGTTATCATCAACAAATAAACAGAGGTAATTATGTTTCACTTAAGCTTTGCAGAAAAAGATGAGAATGGCAATCCTAAGAATCAGACTTCTACTGTTGTCGCTATTATACGCGATAAAAAAGGAAAAACTAAAGAGTATTCCCACAATATAAATACAGAAGCTGATGTTACTGAAATTTTTGAATATTACAATCAACGAGACGATTTATTGTATTTTGAGGCTATAGACGTTAAAACTGGTCAAATCATTAAACTAAAGTGAGTAGTGATGATTAGATTTTAACTTGGATCGGAACCGCATCAAATAACAATTATTTAGGAGTAAAAAATGAAAGGTATTCGCATTGATGGTATATCTCCAAACGTAGGTAGAATTGCTCTTGTTGTTGATTCAAAACACATACTAACAGTTTTAACTGTTTACGAAGATATACTGCCTTGTCCATCGTTTAACATTCAGCAACAATACTATGTGATGTTTTATCCTGACTTAGATCTGCCGCCAATCATTACGGTGTCTGAGTTGTCACCAAGAATAAAAGAATGGATTAATGAGCAGCTTGACGGTTAAGGGCATGAACCTCTCGATATTCAGAGAACATTCACTATTTTATCCAAAAGGATCAAGGATGGATAATAAATGAAATTAATGCTTGAAGAAGAATGGGTATATTTGTTAACAACTGCATCAAAATTGTTTACTTAGTTTATTAATCAGTTATCAGTAATCAGTTAGTAATCATCAACCAAACCTAGTTGCGCTAATTAACAACCATGAATATTATTTCTACTGTCATTCTATCTATTGTGAGTATTGTAATATTGACAATACTTATACTAATTGTTACTTTGATTATGTTTTATACAATTGATTTTTCTTCTGGATTTATTGAAGCTTTTGAAGATTTTATCAATACTCGAAAAAATAAATAATCACCATAGATACTGAAATGGAATTAATGCTTGAAGAAGAATGGGTATATTTGTTAACAACTGCATTAAGATTGTTTACTTAGTTTATTAATCAGTTACCAGTAATCAGTTAGTAATCCTCAACCAAACAAAAAAATGAACTCCCTACATAAACTAGGTAAATACCATAATCTAGAAAAGCTAAACAGGATAGCAAATAATCCTTGTTTTACTGATAAGTTTCCTAAAAAACATAATTGGCTAAGCCCTCTTTATGATATGTACGATTGCCCTTATACTTTATGGGCGACACTAGGAGTGGAGTGGCACGTCGATGACATCGATGAGGACAGAAAATACTCAATTATTTTAGTTGTTCAAAGCGATAATTATGAGCTTTACGCATCTACAGCAAATGATAGTATTTTGGAAAAACTTCTAAAAACACATTACTTTGGCGACATTAGTGGGCGGATAGATAATCTGTTGATTCGTAGAAAAGACACTCAAAGACTAATAGTAAAAGCAGGAGATATTTTACTATTAGATATCTCATACTATCATAAACTAGAAAATACAAGAAAAACAGAAAACCCTTTTATCTTTATTAGCTTAGACATTGATTTTATCCCAAAAATCAAAGAAGCGATTAAGGTTGTCAATTATTTTGTTCACGATTTTTGTAATTAATGAGGAGTAAAACAATAACTAATACTACCGAGAACACATACACACCCGATTGGGTCTCCCCACCAGGAGAAACCCTTGCTGACATCCTAAAAGAGAGAAAAATAACTAGAGGTGAATTTGCCCAGCGCATGGGGTTGCCAAAAAAGACTATCAATCAACTAATAAAAGGTAAAGTGGAAATTACCATTCGTATTGCCTACAAAATGGAATTAGCTTTAGGTGTACCTACTGCTCGTTTCTGGATAGATCGTGAAAGACTTTACCGAGAATCTCTAGCAAATCAAATCGATTAGGATATTTTTACGACTATTAACGAGGATTTATGAACTTATACCTAATTAAAGACTCAGTCACATCATTTAGTCTGCTTATCGCATCAAAATCCGAACCAGAGGCTATTTGGCATTGGTGTAATTATTTTAGTGGCAAAAATGACAACCCAGTCGAAATAGAACGCATTGATATTAGTACCTCTGGTATAGTTTGGTGTTATAGATGGACTAACGACTAATTATCTTTGTCGAAAATTTATCGTCATTCTGCAGATTAACAATAAAAACTATGGCGATCAAACAACCATAACTACAGACTTAAGGTTTATTCACAGTGCCGTCGTGAACTATGTCCAGTCAAACTTTTAGAGTAATGATTAAATTCTACTGGAATGATAAATTAATAACAGGACATACTTTATTATTAATAACCGAATGCAAAGGTTATGCTATATCACATTGGTACAGTCACCCTAATAAATTGGAGAAAATCAATGAGCCAAAAAATTCACTATCATGCACGCACAGAACATCAGATTCCACTGATGTCAAATAAGTTAACAGATACAGTCGGTAATTTAGTTTTTCCTTTTTCTGATAAAGAAGAGCAATTAGAATTTTTTGGTCAGATGCTTGAAGAGCTATTAACCATATCATCTGTAGCAAGATATACACCAGAAGGTACTGCATTAAATACAATTAAAGCTTTGTTGTCTAAGTTGGATTAATGCAAAATTAACAATCAGTTCTTGTAATTAATCAGGAGTAAACCAATGAACATTAAACCGCAACTTAAAGGCAGTATTCGATTATTTTTAGAAGGTTCAGAAGATGGACTCCAGCGCCTAGCAGATTTACATCAATCGGGGGAATTGCAAGTCCTTCTCAATAAACATAAATCAGACGATATACCCGAAATTGTCGTCACAAAAGCAGAGTTCACTACAGATGTAAAAGTTAAAGTCGAGTTCACTACAGATGCAAAAGTTATTGAAAAAGCCGAATTAATTAAGGCAATTCGAGAGGGAACAATCGATAAGACAACTCTACAACAAGTTGATTTAAGTGGGGCTGACCTGATTAAGGTTGACCTGATTAAGGCTGACCTAAGTGGGGCGGACCTGAGAGAAGCTAAACTGAGTGGGGCTATTCTGAGAGGGGCTAAACTGAGTGAGACTAAACTGATTAAGGCTGATCTGAGTGGGGCAGATCTGAGTGAGGCTAACCTGTGGGGGGCTAAATTAAGAAGGGCTAACCTGAGTGGAGCTAAACTAATAAGAGCTGACCTGAGCGCGGCTGACCTGAGTTGGGCTAACCTGTATGGGGCTAAGTTGAGTGGAGCGGACCTGAGAAGGTCTAACCTGAGAAGGACTGACCTAAGTTGGGCTGACCTGAGTTGGGCTAAAATGATTGAGGCTAACCTGAGAAGAGCTGACCTGAGTTGGGCTAATCTAAGTGGGGCTAAGCTGATTAAGGCTATCCTAAGTGAAGCGGACCTGAGAGGGGCTAATCTGAGAGGGGCTAATCTGAGAGGGGCTATCCTTAGTGGGGCGGACCTGAGAGAAGCTAAACTGAGTGAAGCTATCCTGAGTGAAGCTGACCTGAGAGAAGCTGACCTGAGTGGGGCTAAACTGATTAAGGCTATCCTGAGTGATGCTATCCTGAGTGATGCTATTCTGAGTTGGGCTGATCTGAGTTGGGCTATCCTAAGTGGGGCGGACCTGAATGCAGCTATTCTGATTGAGGCTAACCTAAAAGGGGCTGACCTGAGTAAAGCTAACCTGAGAGGGGCTGACATTGAAGACACTATCTTTATCAATGCAACGGGGATCACCCTTGAACAAGAACAGGATTTAATTAGACAAGGAGTAGATTAATGACACATCAGAAAGAATTAATGAAAGATTAGAGTTTAGAGCGACAAGTTGAAGCTTTATCTATCGTGGCTCCTAATTTACGTTTTTTCATGAAATATAACCCAGAAGAGTTAATGGCATTAAGACAAAGTAACCAAGATGCTTTTGACCTTTTTGCATCAATAATGATGGATCAAGCAGATGAAATAAAAAAAAGGACAGTTGATAAATGCTAATGGTTTAATTTTAGTTATCAGTTATCAGTAAAAACTAGCACAATTAGGGAGTAAACAATGAACATTAACATTAATCCTCAATTCAAAGAGCGGCTGTATAAGCTTATGATTAGAAATAAATATCTCGAATTATCTCTTGAATCAAAAAATTGGATTGATGATTTATTAAAAAAATCTCAAACTAGCCAAGTAACTAATGAGATATTAATCTGGTGGTGGGAAGGAAATATAGAAAAAGAATACTTCTATTCGTATTTATCCAATGACAAGTGGAATCTTTCTTTTCTTAATCGGTTTAAATTTTGGGTTATGATTAATATTGTTATGCCTATATGTACAGGAGTTACTATTCCTTCTCCTCTTAGAAAAGACTTTGATCTTTTCAGAAAAGCTTTAACACTAGCGTCAATCTTTCTAGTAGAAAAAAGCTGGTATAAAGAAATAACCGACAATACAGCTAAAGAGTAAAACTGAGACTACATAAAGTAAAACAAACAAAAATAATCTAAAACAGGAGTAAACCAATGGATATTCGACGCGCAATATTGGTTAGAAAACAATACGATAGGCTGCCTATTGAAGCTAAACAATACGTTGACGCTTTAGTATTAGAAGCAAAACAGAATCCTAAGTCAAAATACTTAGAACACTTCTATAGAGACGCAATTAAATCCAATGTAATGGATACATACGTACAATTAAAATACAATGAGGCCAATGATGTCAAAAAAGATTGGATTTCGTTTGTAGCTTTTAAGGCTTGGTTATTTATTGTCACATTTTTAACAGGCGTTTCTACCCCGAAACAGTTAAAAAAAGATGCTAACTTATTTATGCTTTCTATAGCTATAGCCTCTAATTTTGTAGTAGAGGGGGACTATAAAGAAAGATACGGAACATTTCAAGCCGAATTAATTAAAGCAATTCAAGAGGGAACAATCGATAAGACAACTCTACAACAAGTTGATTTAAGTGGGCCTATCCTGAGTGGGGCTGATCTGAGTGGGGCTGATCTGAGTGGGGCGGACCTGAGTGGGGCCGACTTGTGGGCGGCTAACCTAAGTGGGGCTGACCTGTGGGCGGCTGATCTGAGTGAGGCTAAATTGAGAAGGGCTAACCTGAGAAGGACTAAACTGAATGGGGCTAACCTGAGAGGAGCTAACCTGATTGAGACTAATCTAATTGAGGCTAACCTGTGGGCGGTTAACCTAAGTGGGGCTAAACTAAAAAGGGCTATCCTGATTGAGGCTAAACTAAATAGGGCTAAACTGAATGGGGCTGACCTGAGAGGGGCTAACCTGAGTGGAGCTGATCTGAGTGGGGCTGACGTTGAAAACGCTATCTTTATCGATGCAACAGGAATCACCTCTGAACAAATACAGGATTTAATTCGACGAGGGGCAATTCTATTGCGAGAAAAATAACATTTTGGCTGTGGCTATTTCTTGCTTTTTGTAAGACAAATGTGGTTCTTCGGTTTGTCTTATGCAATGGGCGGGGGTTATAAGGAATGAAACCCTTATAGAGAAAGGCATTGCTTCGATTTTGGCCAATTGTTTTCTATCTATAGTGAACTAATCAATTAAGTCTCTTAGCAGATAAAGATTTAGTCGATTTATGCCCCACTATCGAACCATACCAAGTAACAAAAAACCACAAATGTTTTTATTCCTAAGCAATTAAAAACAGATGCTAACTTGTTTATGAAGGCTATCGCTATAGCTTCTAGTTTTGTAGTAGAGGGGGACTATAAAAAAATATACGGAACGTCACATATCTGGGGACTAACTTACAAACCAAATACAACTAAGGAGTAAAAAATGATTAGTTACGGAGCTACAATAGAAATCAAAAGTGTTTATGATAATTTACCTAAATCAACAAAAGATTTTATCGCTGATTTAGTCAATGAAGCAAAACAAAAACCACAGTTTTCAGCATTACTTAAACATTGTTACAACCGCACTATTGCCAATGGGCTAGTTTATGCGTTCGGCATAGTAAAGGAAAATACTGTACTGTATTTTCGTGAAGTTCTCAAAAATCAACTATTGTTAACTATAGTAACATTGTTTCTAAGAGTCGATGTTCTTGACCAGCTTAGAAAGAATACTAATCTTTTTGCGGTAGCTATTGCAATAGCTTCAATTATATTTGTAGAAGGAGAGCTAGATGGTGTATACTTTCTCAGTCTAGAGTATTTTAATCTAGAAAATCCTAGGTGTGCACTAAAAGAGTAAACATAATTCAGAATACAGAACATCTCATACTAACTTACAATTCTAATGTACCTAGCTAAAACATTGCAGATATCCAGCATTATATGGCAGGCAACAGACTACCAGTTCTTATCATTATACAAACCTACCCCTGAGGAGGGAGGACGCTTTATCCAACTCTGGTTCGAGGATATGGAGCCCCACATTAACTATACGCGGTTACATGCTAGGATGAGTGGTGGTCAGGATAACTCTAATAAATACTACCTAACTAATGTGCTCGAGTTAGGTATAGCTGCATGGGGGGTCGACTTCTATAATGATAAGAATTCAGTGGACCAATGGCGTATTCACTACTATAGCCCTACTATACGCCGCCTTGCTGAGAGCGTCCCTCTCAATATGCCGGGGGGTAATCTACGCTATTATTGCCAGCTGGCTATGATAACTAACTCTGAATCCGTTAAAGGAGTATGGGCCCGTCGCACTCAGCATTATCGGCGCGATAGTTACCAGCGCCATAACCATGGTGAGTTCGGTATGACTAAGGAGGAGATGCAATTAGTAGTAGAGAATATAGAACCTATACTCGAGACGGGCCTGTTGATAAAGTGGGGCGATTACTACTATTGGCCCGGCGCACGAACACGACACTTATTGCTTAACAGCAATAAGGAGCTCCACATCATGGGCAGTGATGCTCTCGAGATAGGTAGACTTAAACAAGGGAGGAGACAAAATGCAGTATAACGCAATTGATGTCGTGAAGGCGTGGGCCTATCAGAATCTAGGCTTAGATTCCAATAATAAATTTATTGGAGTTCATGTCAATCGATCTAGTTACGTAGTAAGCAACAATACTAGAGAAGACCGTCCTGATGATAATGATGGCGATATGTACTTCCTATCATACATTCATGATAATGTAGATGTCTCTATCTTCCTAGCCACTAATGGAGATGTAATTGTCGCTCGTGATAAAATCGATGAAGAAGGTGACCCCTCTATATTAATCGGCAGTATAGACGATATTATAGATGGTAAGCCTCTCTTTCCTATAAGTCAAATTCTCAAAGATCACCATGACTCCAGAACAAATTCAGAGACTACGCGACAATAATTGGATCCTAGATGACCTCCAGGGCGTATCAGATAAAGAACTCGATTGGGTACAGAGCGTATTGGCCCTTCCAGAATACTACGAGGAGACTGGTAGAGAGTTAACCCAGAGCAATATAGACTGGATTATCACCCTACTCCTCTCTAACTACGACGAGAGCGGCGCTGATCTACCTCCCGAGCAGCCCGAGCTGCCTCAGGAACAAACTTAGCCGCCTTGTTGATAACACGGGCCCTCTCCTGCTTAGATAGATTCCCATGGCCCCGCAGTTTAAGGGCACTCAATGCGCTGCGCTTATCGAATATAGGGAATCTATCTTCTACTGTGCCGTACTCGGCCCGCGCTTCTGCCGTCACA